ACCGATTTCCATTTCTTCTTTGTTGGAACCGAATCCAGTTTGCGAGCGAATACCAAATAACAAAGGCGTAGTGATGCGGTGCGCGATCATTACTTTGTTCGTGGATTCCTCACTCAAAAACTGATATTGTTTGTCCGCATCGGATAGCGGAAAAGATTCGATTTCGGGCTTTGGAGTTTCGCGCTCGTTGAACGTCATTAAGAATTTACCCGCGTTCTTTGCTCCAGTTAACAACCGCTCCCAGTCGCGTTTTATATCAATTTGCTGCTGCGGTTCAACTTGTCCGTTGAAAAAGGAAATAATAAAGCTCGGGAACAACCCGTTCAAGATATTATTAACGTGATAAATTCCGACTTGGCGCTCGAGCTCTATATAGTTAACCGCACTCCAGTAGTCGGGGCGTGGGTAAAATTGGCCGCTCGTGTAATTGTAGCAATAATAAATTTGTTTCGGTTCGTTTACCGCGCTTGCTGGGTGAAACTTTGGAATAAACGTCGGCTTGTTTTTTTTGCGACGGATATTCGCCCAGTCTTCGGAGTGATAAATACCAATAATCGTTTCCTCTTCGCCCTCAACCGCTAAACGGCATTCTTGAAACGGGAGGTGTTTTATCTTGGCTATGTTTTGACGGTCATTTGTATAGATAACCTCCAAATAGAAACCGCCATATTTTTTGTAATCATAACTCGCCGCGTAATAAGCCGAATACAAGTCGAGTGCATCAACGCGCTCCTGAGCATTTGAGGTTAAACCTTTGCCCGCGATCATGTCCGAAATAGAAATCGTGAGCGAGCCATGAACGGGTGAGGTTTCGGCGAGCTCGTTTAAGTATTGCGGAAATAAGTTATCACGGCCATAACTAACCCAACCGCCGCGATCGGTACGTTCGGCAGCGCTCACGGGTTGGTATTCGCTCAATGCGAGGTTTACTATCGGTTTATCCATTGTAAATAATGTCGTCGCTTATTGTGATTGTAGGTACGTCGTAATAAATAGCCCCATCGGTTAACTGCGCTAGCCCTCGTTCGCACAATCCAACAACGGCCGCATCATTCGGGTCGGTGTTAACCGCTGAATTTTGGCCATAAACGTCATATCGGTAGCGCCCTGGTAAAGTTAAACCAACCGTTGTTACCGTCAACGTGGTGATGCGCTGCGATTCATTAACAATAACCGCAACTTGGGCAAGTTCATTTCCCGCTGTTGAGTTTTCCTCGTGCGTTAAAATCAGCAAATAGTGAGTAAACGCCGTGCTGAAATACTGCCTTGCTTCGTCTAAGGTTAGGCGTAGCGTTTGGTTTGCGGTGTTAGTGTTTAGATATACCATATTAAAAAAAAGGCGAGCGCATTGCCCGCCCTTTTAAGTTAGGTTAGTTTCTAATTAGTACGCTGGGTCAACTGTGATTGAACCGAAGTTGTCGAATGGAGTCGAAGTGTACGCCTCCAAGAAAAACGGTTGGTCTGGCTCTTCGGCGGTCAACGTCAAAGTGTAGCCGTTCAAGTCGCCTTTTGCCTTACCTGATTGGTAAGTTCCAGCGGTTAAGAAAGCGCCATCGGTACGGCCGACCATCATGATTTGATCGTCATATAAACGAACGAAAACTGCAACTTTCGCCTTAGACAAAAGTTCGAGTTCTTTTTTCTTATCGTTCGCCAATTTGCCGAGCGTAAGTTCTACGGCTTGAACGTAGTAAAGCGTTCCATTCTCCAAATTTGGAGTCGGAGTGATTGTAATCGCGCCCGTGTTGCGGTTTGGCTGGTAGCGGAAAACTGTTGCCGTTGGTAAGCCGTCGATTAAGCCAGTACCTACGTCAGTAGTTACACCGCTCTCGAACGCTCCCCAGTTAGCTATAAAGATTTCTTTAACGCCACCAACGCCCTCATTACAATCGAGTAAAAATCCTTTGGTTAAATTACAAGGCATTGTTTTATTTTATTGTAAGGGGGCTTTTACACCCCCTTTATTCAACTTAATTTTTAGAATCCTGAGCCGTACGCTGCGATTTCGTTACCGAATCCGTACTGAACACCAGCGAAGAAACGCGCCTTGAAGCGAACGTTATCGGAACCGTCCAAATCGGACATATCCAAAAACTTAATTTCGTTCCATTGTGAAAGGACGTTAGTACCGAACCACAAGTTTGACGGCTGAGCCATAACCATGTGGTTTGATGGCATTCCAGGGCAAACCGCCAACTGATAACCCAAGTAGCTCTTAGGCATTTCAGGTCCGCCGTAAGTGTACCATCCGTTTCCTGCTGCTGCGCTAGCAATCATGAACGCCTCCCAAATGTTTTGAGAAATGTAGATAACTGGCTTTTCCGCTGCTGCCTTAACTGCGGTTGGAGTTGCTGCAACGAGCAAACCGATTTTAGCGATAACGTTAGTAGAGTCGATAGCGACGGGAGTAGATACAACATTAACCGTTGCGTCAGCGCCAAGCACTTCAACGAATCCGCCGTATTCACCAGCGTTAGCCGCTACACCTTGCCAAATCAAATACTCGTTACGCTGAGCGATACCGCCTAAAAGGTTTGCGATCATTGCCTCGCTCAAAGAAGCGTTCAAGTTATCGTTTTGCTCTTCGATTGCGTTCCAGTCCGCAAGGAAATCATTTTTGCACAACTGGCGGTGAACTTGGAATTTTTCCAAAGTCAAAATACGCTCAGTCAATGTAACCGTTCCCGTTGGTGTGAAATCGCAAGTGTCGTCCGCGAACGTGATAGTGTCAACGAGTTTGCGAACTACTTGTTTGTAGTCGATATTTTCCTTAACAGTAATATACTTTAAGGTTTCGTTAGCGTAGAACGCTGACTTGATGTAAGCGCCCGCTTCTCTTCCAGCGAACGTTGTAGTTAATGAAGTGGTTGTAGCCATTTTTATTTAGTTTTTTTGAAATTTTTTAGGTTTGATAAAACGCGCTCTTGGTAAGTCATCAGCTCGAACGGCTTAACCTCCTCCGTAGATTCGGGAGCAACCGATAATTTAACTGACTTTTCTTTAACGCTGGTAGTTGCGGGTGCTTTGCGAAGTGAGCTCAACTCAACTTTGCTCTTCAAAAGCTCGTCGTTAGCTTCGCTCAACTTAGTTTGTGCCTCCGAAAGTTCGGCGCTCAACTCGTTGTTCTTAGATTCAAGCGCTGAGATGCGCTCACCCATCGAATCGATAATCGCGAGAATGTCCGAGCTGCTCATTTCTTGCTCGCTTGGCGCGAGTTCCATTTCCTTAATCTCAACAATCATGGCGTTCTCGTCAACTACTAAAATAGAACCGTCCTCCATTGGATATTCTCCAGGGGCGCAAGGCGTGGCGTTTCCGTCAGCATCCTTCACATAGCAATCAGCACCAACGGCAAAAGATTCGGCCGAGGTGAATACGCTGGAACCGTCAGCGAGTTTCGCTTCGGCTTCGAGCTTAATGTCTTCGGCCATGCCTACGCTTTTCGGGTCTACGTTGAATTTTTGTAAAAGCGACTTAATTGAGTCGCGAAGTGGGTTGTTCATTTAATGAAACTTTTTACCAAAACGGAGAAACTTGATTTTTTATAAAAACAAAAAGCGCCTCGTTAGGCGCTCCTTGCAAACAACAATCAAAATGTATTCACACAAAAAAACAACTAGAGGTGCGAATTTAGCAACGCCTCCAGTTCTTTGAGTAAAAGAGTTTCAACATTAGAGGCCATTTTTACCTCAACTTCGTTAAACATTCCCTCAATAGAAAAACCTTTAATCGTTCCCGCTTTAACGTCGCTCCACACTTGGTCATCATCAACTTTAACGCCCAGCATCCAAGTTCCTTTCGGTAACGTCATTCCCATGGCCGTTGATTTGTCCGAATTGGAATCTTCGACAATCCACGATTCAACAACCGTGCACCCAGTTATTGCGAATTCGTGCTCGATTGTGTGGCTGTGTTGCAAGTTCTTTTTTAGGAATAAATGCGCGCATTGGTAAATCGTGTCCTCATCAAAAACGATATAGTATTCGTTCATGTTTGAGTCGATGCGAAGTATTTCCTTATTCGGAATCAAGGCCGCGCCGTAAAGCATTTTACGCTCGTTGTTTACTTCGGCAAGTTTGACTTCATTTACCGCGTTTAACGCTATCCAATTCTCTTCGATGGCGGGTGCGCTTACCAAACCTATGGCGGTTATCCCGAGGCGGCCTTCCTCGTCAATCACGCATTTTACAATTTTCTTTGTTGGTTCCATTTTTATTTTATATTTGTTCAAGCATTCCAAACGTGGAACGACTCATATAGAGGTTTTTGTTAATCTAAAGGTTAAGGTAAAAAAGCTCTTGCATTGCGGGGGCTTTTGTTTTTATAGTCGGGCCAAGTCTTGAACGCGATTCCGTGCCTCCTGAGCGTTAGCAACGTCGCCAGCTAACACATAGGTTTGCGCGACTTGGTTTGGTCTATTGTTTACGAAATTTGTGTTCAAAGGGTTGAACTGTGCAACGCCACCGCCACCGCCGCCACCCGCAGCACCCGCCGACGGAATAGAACTCGAGCTGGAACTTGCACTTGTACCGCCGCCCGCGTTGTATTGCGTCTTGGCGATTGTGGCAACCTGAGCAAGTCCAACCGTTGCAGCAATTCCCGCCTCTACAAATTGCGCTCCCGTTGCTAACTTCAAAGGATTTCCCCCAGCTGTGAGCGCAGCCGTTACCGCAAGCCCCGTTTGAATCACCGCCTGAGCGATTGAATAGGCCTTGTTTCGATTGAATGCGGCGCGGTTGTTCTTTTCCCCGTCCTTTTGGAACGCTTTGTCGAGATCAGCGATTGCCTTAAATGCGTCGCCCGTGAGTTTGCCCCAGGTTTGAACTTGCTCTAGTTTTTTCTTTCGGCTTTCGTCCGCTGCTTTATCTTCAATCGCTTGGACATCCTTAACGTATTTCTCAGTTATCAACTTTTGCGCTTCGGCGTTCCCCTCGGCTGCGAGAATGTCCGCATCGAATTTAGCCGCGCGCATGGCGAGCTCCTTATCAATGCCCTCTTGCATATATTCGAGTCGGAGCTTATCGGTTTCTTCGTTGTTTTTGCGAATGATTTCGTTCGCTTTCGCGTTTTGTTCGATTAACTCTTGTTCGCGTTTTAACTCTTCCGCTTGGCGTTCCAAAAACGCTTTTTCGTTGATTGCATTTATTTCAGCCTCTTTGAGCGTTTCGAGTTTCGCGATTTCGTCCTTGTTGCCGTTGGCTTTTGCTGTGAGTTCCTTGTACTTCTTTTCAGCCAAATAAAGCTCGCGGTTAGTTGCGGACATTTTCGCGAGCATTTGTTCCTCTTCGATTTTGGCAATGTCCTCAGCCGCCGTTTTAGCATCTTCAGTGCGCGTTTTAGTTTCTTTTATTTTGACGTCGGTTGTCTTTTTATCCATGTCGCGCAAGCTCAACTGGTAACCGTCCGCTTGGCTTTGCAGTTCGGCGATTGCCTTTTCTTGCTCTTCGATAAACTTTGCATTCTCAGCCTTACTCGCTTCGGGATCAAAAAGAAATGAGGCCTCCATACTTACTAATGCATCGGATAAATCACCGATTGAAGCGTAGGTATCGTCCGCAATAATACCAACGTAATTTAAGCCCTTTAAAACCGCGTCAACGGTATCTAAAATAATCATTACGGGCGCTTGTAAAAACGTTAGAATTGCTTTTGTTGCATCATAGTATTTTTGCTCGGATGCCTCTTGCGCTTTGCGTTTTAATTTCTCCCCTTCGAGCGCGTTTTTAGTATCGGCGATTTGTTTGTTTATCTTTTCAATGCGAAGTTTCAAAATATCCTTTTCGCTCATTCCCTGGAGGCGAAGCGAGTTTTCTTGTAAGCGGAAATTATCAACCTCTTTTTTACTTGCCTCGGCTTTAGCATATTTGATTTTTAACGCCTTTTCCTCTTCAGCAGTAACCGAAACGGCGGCCGCTTTAATATCACCCCAATAACTAATAATAAGTGCAAGCGACGCCGCTACTAAAAATATAGGATTTGTTAAAAGGGCTTTTCCTAACGATGCAAAAGCGGTTCCAGCGCTTGCGATTCCAGCGCTTAATGACTTAAAATCTATTCGCCCGATGTTAGCTCCTAAACCCTGAGCCGCACTTGCCACACCTTCAAAGTCCAAATTAAGCAAACGATCACCAAGTAAACCCGCGTTATTGCTTAAACCCTCGAACGCATTACCCGCGTTAGCTCGAACGGCCTCGGCCGCGTCGTTTATTTGGTCTTTAACCTGACCCGCTTTTATAGAGAGTTCTTGGAACGCTTTAGAGTTAGGGTCGAGCGTTGTGAGCTGCTTTTGAAGCTCGCGCAATTCCTTTTTCAGGTTCGCCGTGGAGTTCGACGAATTAGTCGCCGCGCCGCCTACCTTTTCAATCGTCGAGGTTGCGCCGTCGTCCGTGGCGCTTAATCTTATTACTGCGCTAGTTTCAGCCATTAACTAAATAGTTTATAGATTCCGTAAATAACGAGCGCCCAACATGACGCATGAAATAAAATAATAACGGAAAAGTTTAGCCATTTACGCCAACCGCGTAATAAATAGCTCTTGTTTTTGGTTTTGATTCCAGCTTTTAACAGCTCTAAACTTTGGGTTATTGAGTTCGTCATGGCCTAAATTGGGTGTAATTAAGTTGTCCGACTAAACGAACGTTGTTATGCGGGAATCCCGTTCCCGTTGCGGTAACTTTTAGGCGGTGCTCGGCTGTATTCGTTGCCGTGTCGATAGTAAGTCCAAGCGTGAACGTTACAAAATTATTCGTTGTATAAATTGTATTCACGGCCGAAGCTCCAGCGGTTCCGCTTTTGAAAATATAAAAGCTAAAAATTGCGTAGCCGTAGTTGGTGAACGTGTAGTTTGCGATAT